GTAACAGGTACAGGTCAAGTTCTTTCAGTAAGTTATATTTAATTGTTTATTCAGGGGGTATTATGCCAAATATCGTATCAGTAGTCGTAACTCAACAGGTAGCAAGTGCTCCCAATACTTTACAAAGAACTGGAGCTTTTGTTAGTCAAGGAGGAACTACTTTATCATCAGGTACAACTCAGCTTTTAACAAGCTTGAGCAGTCTTACATCTATTGTAAATCCAGCAATTAATATTACTGCAATTACTTGGACTTCATCTGTAGTAACAGTAACAACTACAACTCCTCATGGTATTCCTAGTGGTACAGCACTTTCTGTTGTTATTGCTGGAGTTGCACCATCAGGCTATAACGGAACATTCACTGGTACAGCTACAGGAACAAATACTGTTACTTATCCATTAACAACTAACCCCGGTGCTTCTACAACTCTTGGAACTTTTCAATTAGGATCAGCTGTTGAGATACAAGCAATGGCAAATACTTTTTTTGCTCAAGGTTCAGTTTTAGGTGTTTATGTTCTTGAATTAGGTGCAAACTCTGTAGCAAATGGTATTACAGCATTATCAGCCTATATAACTGCTAATGTAGGACAACCATCTACATCACCTACTCCACAGTTTTATAGTTATTTAGTACCAAAAGCATGGGATGGAAATACAAGTGCTATTAATATGTACAAACAGTATCAAGGCACAACTGCACAACAGTATTTCTATGTAACTACTACTTTAGCCAACTATAGTTTATATGCTGGTATTAAATCTGTATTTGCAGTTTTACCAAGTCCAAGTGCTCCTGCTATAGAATTTAGTACAAGTGCTTTCTTTTGGGCAACTTTAAGCTATAACCCAAGTAGTGTAAATTTAGCTTCACCACTTGAATATACTTTCATTTATTCAGTAACACCTTACACAGCTCTTACTCTTACTCAACAATCACAAGTATTGTTGGCAGGAGCAAATTTTGTGTTTACTGGTGCTCAAGGTCAGATCAGCAATACTTTAATTGAAGGTGGTAACTACATGGATGCAAATCCATTTAACTACTGGTACTCAATTGATTGGTTATCTATTAATGTGGCAACTTCTCTAGCTGGTGCAATTATTAATGGATCTAATATTCCAACAAATCCGTTGTATTACAACCAAGCAGGTATTAATACATTACAAAAAGTAGCACAAGCAACAGTTAATGATGGTATTTCATTTGGATTAATTCTTTCTCCTGCAACAGTCACTGCTGTATCTTTTGCTACTTATGTAGCTCAAAATCCATCAGATTATGCAGTAGGTATTTATAAAGGTTTAAGTTGTACCTTTGTACCATTAAGAGGATTTAGTTCTATTACTATTTACCTAACTGCTTCTAATATTCCAGTTTAAGGAGAATAAATAATGTCAAATCCACAAGTGGTACAAGGTACATTAAATAGGCTACTTGCTAGTGTTGTATATGCAAGTTTTACAAATCTAAATGTTACTTCTGCTTATTTAGCAAAAGAAGCGATTAGTTTAGGTTTTGAAGGTGACACTTCACAATTAATTGGTACTTTAACAGGTGCTGTAACAAGTCCGGAGCCATATATTTATGGCAATGTCACAATGCATCTACTAAGAACTCAAGCTCTTGGTAATGCCTATAAAACGCAAATTGAAACTAATACAACATTAGGATCAGTAACTGTTTATCCTGATTCTGTAGCATTATCACCATTTCAGTTAAATAATTGTGTTTTATCAAGTATTCAAGAAGTAGCATTTGATGGTAATCAAGCTGGATTAATTGTGCGTTTGCGTGGTGTATACGCAATCAATTCATCTTTATTTGCAGTATCGTAACCCTTAAGGAAATTCTGTGATGCGAATTAACCGAAAATTAAACCTTGTCATGCAATTAGAAACTGCTGAACAAGGAGTAATACATATCCATTCAGTTTCAATTAGTAGAGAAATATTTGAACAGTTTTACTTAGAGTTAGGTAAAGTTTTTAGTCAATGTTTTGATGCTAATAACAAAGCTGAACATTTAGCTCTATCTGCACCTCAACTTGCTTATCCAGCATTGAAATCGATTTCTAAACAAGCTGGTAATTGGGATAGTGCAGGTGGAGTTAAATTAGGATTAGTTAATGAAATTATTCGTCTAACTAATATCATGATTACTGGTGATAATGGTTGGGAAACCATTCCATTAGATACAGCAATCAAAAGAGGTATTATTGATGAAGATGAAGAATCTGAAATTCTAAGTTCTCTTGTTTTTTTTACAGCAATCTCCAAGGTAGCTCCCAAGGATCTCAAAAATTCTTTCTTGGAGATGGCAGGGAGCTTACGAGGATGGGTACTTACATCCTCAGATATTACGGAATATCAGAGTGGCTTATTGACATTGATCAAAAAAGAATCTACTGGCAAGAAGGTGAAGGAATCATTGGTTATATCCTAGATTACATGAGTGGCATGGGATTTAAAGATTTTATGAATGAACTTGGAAGTAAATGGATTGATGTTGAAGAATATAAAAATAGGCATTTAATTAAAGCAATTAATAATAAATCCCTTTTTTAACTAATGAAGATATAAACCATGAGTGTAAAAAGCGTAATTGAGATCGATGTATTAGATGAAAAATTTCAAACCTTTGCAAAAGAATTTGAAAAGATCAAAAAAGCTCTTGCTCAAATGCCTTCTGATTGGAGTAAAGCCAATTCTTCAGGGATTAAAAGTGTCCAAGGTGTAGGAAAAAGTTTACAAGATGCTAAAAAGAAACAAGATGACTTCAATAAATCCATCAAAGATGGTGAACAAGCACTAAAAAATATTGCAACCATTACTGGAAACATTGCTAGGAATATGGCTAACACAGCATTTTCTATTGGAAAGTTCTTAGCAGTAGGTGGAGCAGTATCAGGATTTGGTTTAGGAGCTCTAGCATCCACTGTAGGCAACCAGCGTAGAACTGCACAAGGGTTAGGTATCACAACAGGTCAATTAAGATCTGCTGATGTATATGGTAGTCGTTATATTGATCCTTATCAAACCCTTGGCAACCTTGCTAATATCCAAACTGATTTTAGACAACAATATTTACTTAATCCATTTGGTTTAGGAAATACTGCTGGTAAAAACGCATCTGAACTATTACCTGATGTATTGCGTAAATCAAGAGATCTTTATAAACAATTTGGTGGACAACAAGCTCCTTTAGAAGCTTTAGGAGTTACTAAAGTTGTAGACTATGAAAGTTTAAGAAGATTAGCTGGATTAGAAGAAAAAGAGTTTAAAGAATTTATTGATAATCTAAAACAAGGCAATAAACAATTTGCTACTTTAGATAAATTGGATAAAGCTTGGCAAGATTTTTGGGTTAAATTAAATGAAACTACCAAAACTTTGCAAGTTACATTAATCGAAGGATTGGAATCATTGCCTGAACCATTGGGTAAACTATCAGAATCCATTGCTGATACGATTAAATCCTTTTTAAGTAATGAGAATCTAAAGATATGGTTAAAAGAGTTAGGTGAAGGCATTAAGAACTTTGCTACTTATATTCAATCTCCTGCATTTAAGCAAAACATAACAGATTTCTTTAATGTGATAAATACTTTAGTTACCAGTACTGTAAAGTTTGCTAAGTGGTTGGGGATTATTGATCAAAGCCAACCTGAAAAAGATAAAGAATTTAATAAAACCTATTATGGAAATGCTAATGAAGGTAGAAAAAATTTATCTTTAGCTGAAAGAAACTTTAACCCGGGTAATCTACGCTATGCAGGTCAAACAGGTGCAGAACTAGGTGAAGGTGGATTTGCAAAGTTTAAAAACAATGCTGAAGGTATTAAAGCATTAGAAAATCAATTAAAACTTTATGCAACAGGAAAATCTCAATCTGCTGGATATAAAAAGCTTGATACGATTGAAGATATAATGCGAATTTATGCACCAGCAAATGAAAATGATACTCAAGCATATATTAAGAATCTTGAAAAAATGACAGGCCATACAAGATCTGAGCATTTAAACTTTAATGATCCTAATGTGTTAGCTCCATTAATAACTGCTATATCTCAAATTGAATCAGGTAAAAAGAATTTATCTGTTCAAGAAGTAAAAATAGTTATTCAAAATCCTGCTGGAGCAGATGTAAATGTTTCTGCTAATTCAATACAAACACCAAGAGGTGTAAATTGACATCTTTAACACAAACTGTTTTTTCAGCTGTTTATGAACAATCGCCTATTTTGTTGCATGGTGGCATAGCTCAATTTTTGCCTACGCAAACTTTGCCTATTGTCAGCATTACTGAGTTATTTGATGTACCAAGTATTGAAAATCAATCATTATTTGCTCATTGGAAGCCATTATCAGGTGGAACTTTACAAGATTGGCAAGTAGCAGAATATCCTTTTGCTAGTTTACAAGTAGCATCAAATGCAGTTATTCAGCAACCTTTAAAAATTAGTATGTTAATGATCTGTCCAGCTCAAAGTAATGGTGGATATATCTACAAACAAGCTATTTTAACTGCCATGAAATTAACTTTAGATTTGCATATTTCATCAGGTGGATCTTTTAGTGTGCTTACACCAGCTTATACTTACACAAATTGTTTATTAACAAGCATCAAAGATGTAAGCAGTATAAGTGATAAGCAAGTTCAATATATGTTTCAATGGGATTTTGTTCAGCCATTAATTAGTACAGGTGGATTTTTACAGCAAACATTGGGTACTGTTATGCAAAGTATTACCAGTGGTACTCCTACTGTTCCTAATTTGGGAGGTGCTACTGGTTGGAATAATGTACCACCTACTTCTGCACCACAAGTAAGGCAATTTTTCTAATGACAATCATCTTATTTAATCCACAATCAACTTCTAATTTTCAGTTCAATCCTGTATTAGATGGTGTTACTTATGTTGCAGTATGTACTTGGAATATTTATTCACCTAGATATTACATTTCTATTTACGATACTTCACGAAATTTGATAGTTAATAGACCAATCATAGGATCTCCTGATGACTATGACATTAATTTATTATTTGGTTATTTTAAAACTTCAAAGCTGATTTATCGTGTTAGTAGTGCTAGTTTTGAGATTACCCCATGAGATACTATGATATTGTAATTGTTCCAAGTTCAGGATCAAGTGCAAATCAATTGCATTACAGTACCTTATTTTCAAATGGAATGAACAATACACAAGCATTAAAGGTTGATTTTGATATTCCTCAGTCATGGAATTATCAACCACAGGGTTTAGGCTATATAAAAATTTATGGGATTAGCTTTGAAGATCTTAATCAATCAGCCAATTTAAATCCTGATTATGTGAATAATTTATATTCTAGTATTCAAATTAAATTAGGAATGTCTAAGGGTTTACCCTTTGCGAACCCATCACAACAAGGATTGGTAATTAATGGATCAATTCTGCAATCTTATGCAAACTGGCAGGGAAATCTTGTTACTTTAGATCTAGTAATAACCAATTCTGTAGTAAGTCCTAGTGCTGAGGTTAATTTGGAGTTTACATGGCTTAAAGGATCATCATTGCAAGATGCAATCAGAAATACCTTAGAAAAAGCCTATCCTCAAAGCAAAACAGGTTTAGAACTAATTATCAATGGATCGATTAGTCCTAATTTGATTGCTACTGAAAATCAATATGCCCAATATACTAATTTAGAAAGTTTTAGTAAGTACTTAAATCAAACCAGTAAAGATATTTTAAAATTGCCTGATTATGCTGGAGTAGCTTTAGTTGCAACTCCATCAGGATTTTTCTTAAATGATGGTACAACTTCTCAACAACAACTTGTAACTCAAAAATTAGTTAAAGTAAATTTTGAAGATATTATTGGAAACTTAACTTGGTTAGATTTAGTGACTATTCAAGCAAAATTAGCCATGAGAGGTGATTTACAGATAGGTAATTACATTACTTTCCCAAGAAATTCTCCCATTGTTAATACTTCTGCTTCTGCATTAACTCAAGCTAGAAATAATATTTCTTTTCAGGGTATTTTTCAAATCAATAGAGTTCGCAATGTAGGAAGCAGTAGGCAAACTGATGGAAATAGTTGGGTAACTATTGTTGATTGTATTGTTCCACCTAATTTACCTACGAGTATAAATTAATGAGTTCAGCACAAAAAACCCCTATTGCAGTATCTTTAAATAATTTTACTGATCAAAAAATATCTGCTCATCAGCAAATTTTAGGGCAAGTTTATCCCTGTTCAGTATTAAGTGTTGATCCTATTAATTCTATTGTAACTGTTAATTTTGAAATTGATACAGGTGGATTATTTACATTTCCTCAGGTAACTTGCCCAATCATAGGCAGTAAATATATTAGGATTCCTATTCAAGTAGGTGATAAAGGTATTTGTATTTCAGCTAATACAAAAATTGGAAATATTAGTGGATTAGGAGAAGGATTACCCTCATTAACTCCAGCTAGTAATTTAGGAGCATTAATTTTTGTTCCAATAGGAAATGCTAATTGGAGTGCTACTGATTTAAACTCTATTGTCATTACATCCCCAAATGGAACTGCTGTTGCAACCATAGGAAATGATCAAGTAAAACTAGCTTATGGCACTAATACCATTACAATTAATTCAACAGGAATTATAATCAATGGTAATGTAAGTGTAACTGGAACTATTACTAATAATGGAATAAACATTGGTAGTACTCATCAACATGGTGGTGTTCAAACAGGTGCTAATAATACAGGAGTGCCAATATGAGAAGTTATGGAACTGATGCAACTGGTAAATGGGTAGAGATAACTGATACATCTTATATTTGGTTAGCTACTCTAGCTCAAACTTTACGATTGAATGAAAATGAAAGTCCATTTTATGCAAACTATGGGATTCCAGCTCAACAATCTGTACAAACACAGGTAGCACCTGATGTTGCAATTAATAGAACACAACAACAGTATTCACCTTATTTTGCAAGTCTAAGTATCATCAAACAAAGAAATGTTACAAACCCAACTTATTTAATTAATGCCATTTTTCAAAATGGAACAACAATTCAATCAACAATAGTGAGTTAATTTATGGCAACTTTAACCAGTGCAGGAGCAATACCAGCGAATCCTGTTGATTTATTAAATGCAGAAATTGCTTCAGCAACAGCATTAGCTCCGGGTTTAACTGCAAATTTACCGGGCTCTCTTATCGAAGATTTAGCTTCAACAGCAACAGGTGCAGTAGTTATTCAAGATCAAGCTTATGTTGATTTAGTCAATTCAATTAGTCCATATACAGCAAATCCTTTTATTCTTTATGAATTAGGTGCAGTTTATGGAGTTCAGCAAGGACAAGGATCTAACACTTCTGTTTATGTAACTTTTTCAGGAAGTGCAGGATTTGTTATTCCAATTGGATTTGTCGTATCAGATGGATCTCATCAATACACAGTTCAAGATGGTGGCATCATTAATAATACAGGTCAAAGTTCTCCTTTATTCTGTTTAGCTATTTCATCAGGATCTTGGGCAGTTCCAGCTGGTACAGTCAATACCCTAATTACTTCTGTACCATCAGGTATTACTTTAACTTGTACAAATATCAATTCAGGAACAGCAGGAGCATCTGCACAAACTATTCAATCCTATCAATCACAAGTTATTCAAGCTGGATTAGCAACTGCTCAAGGAGTACCATCTTTTATTAAAACTGCATTATTAAATGTAAGTGGAGTTCAACCTAATTTAATTTCTGTAAGGAATGTAGCAACAAATCAATGGGAAATTATTTGTGGTGGAAGTGCAGATCCTTATCAGATAGCCAATGCCATTTTTAATTCTGTACCTGATATATCTTCTTTGGTAGGATCAACAGTTTCCAGTACAAGGAATATCACTGTAACAATTAATAATTATCCTGATACTTACAATA